CGTTTGTAACTGTTACGCTCGCCGCGACGGGCGCATCGCCGACCAACCCCGCGCAGAAGTCGTTCGGGAAGAAGGCGACGATCCCGGCGACCTCGGCCACCGGTACATACACCTTTGTAATCCGCCATGCTGGTGAAGCTGGTGGGTACAAGAACGACCTTTAAGGAGGATTAAATAATGGCTAAACTATTTCCCTCCAAACAAACGTTCGTTGATCGTGGTAACGGCACGCAGGTACTAGTCAGTGACGTTAAGATTGTCACAACGGCTGACCACCTGCAGGTCCCGACGGCAGTGGATGCCGTGATTCTGCAAGCTGCTTGGTCAACTGCGGATCCTCAATTCTATCTGACTCCGGATCGGAATCAGGTCGCTATTGATGAGGCTACCGTTGGAACCGAGTACACTGTGGTGACACGCCATGATGGCATGATCAACTACAAAGCAGATACGTGAGATTTGCTGCGGTACTAATCTTGTGTGTGTTTGGGCTCACCTTCGGGTGTGCCCACTCGCACGACAAGTTTTACTACTCTGATGGCATACTGTGTGCTGTGGTGAAGTCTACTGTGTTCGGCACAGGCGAGACCGAGAAGTATGTGGTCAGTCCTTGTGCAGACCTGATGTACGACACCAAGGACACAGGGCTAAGCGACAATGCAACCGACCTAGGTGGCAAGATCGCTGAAGGGGCTGTCAGAGGTTTGGTACCCGGACCGTGAGCAGAGCAATCGAAAGAGTCAGCTGGTACATGAGCATCATCGGCCGGGAGTTCCCCGACTTCGTTGATGACGGTCTCTCCGGAGGCTTCCCCGATTGGGCGTACCAACGCTGGCATCTGTGGGTCTCAGGACGAGTCCACGATTGGCACTACTGCACACGCTGTCACCGAGCAGGGTCCATGACAGATGAGGCTAAGAGCTTCGCTGACTTGGCGCTGCGTGTACATGCAAGAGAATTACTCCCCTGGTTCATCAGACTAGCACCATGGATCCTATACATAGGGGTGTCCGTTGGTGGTGGCTGGGGTTCCTGGGACAGCTGTGGCCCCGAGGAAGGTGATCGGTGCCGCCACAACATCAAGCAGCCCGATTGGATGGCTGAATAAGGAGAAGCAAAATGGCAGATGGTGATATTACTGCAATCGAAGAACTAGGCAGAACTCTCCTACCTCACAGTGGGTTGGTAGGTGTTAGCAGCTCGTCAACGCCCCATAAGATCATGGTTTGGGGTAGGATTACCTGCACTTACGTATCTACAGGTGTAGACCTGGGATCGAAAGGTGGAAAGGCTGCTTTGGGTATCAAAGGGGAGCCTGACTTCCTACACTTCCAGCCTCGCCAAGGTGGCGCGACTGCTACAGCGAATCCCACTTCACTGAACGGTTTCATGGCTAACATAGAAACCGATAACACGACGGAACTGATCTTCCTTGTCGATGAGGTTGGTAATAATGCTCCAACTACTCCGACAGATGGTGAGACTTTCACTATCGATTACTTTGCCGTTGGTGAAGACGGTCGCCGAGCTTTGGATCACGGATAATAAAGGAGAAACAAAATGGGTAATGGTGACGTAACAATTAAAACCCTCTACTCCCATGCACTAGGTGGTGGCAGAGATGCTAATGGCAATCCGCAGCAAGGCAAGCGCTTTGTTGTTGGTGAGATCAATGGCGTTTACGTGTCTACAGGTATGAATCTCAGTAAGCACGGAGGGCCGCAGGCTTTTGGTGTCAACAACTTGGACTACCTCTTTATGGAGGTGATCTCGTCAGGTGACGCAGCGGTCCCCGATGCGGCGAAGCTCCCCCACGCTGACTACGACCACGCCAATCAGTTGATCTTCGTTGTTGAGGATCTTGGACAAACTACACCGGCAGTTCCGACAAATGCTGACGCAATAGTAATTAGGTTCGTGGCTATCGGTGATGATCCTACTACACCGGATCTCGGTTAAAGGAGAAATAAAATGAGTGCTGGAGATATTACCTCTCTAACGATTCAAGGCAGATTCAAGCTGCCCGGTGGAGGTTTCAAGCAGGACGGAACCCCCACACAGCACAAGACCCTTTTGTGGGGTACGATTGCTACTTCCGTTGCGGACGCAGGCATCAGTATCAATTCCTACCTCTCAGGCGGGCTTAAGATGCTTGGGCTTGAAGAGCTTGATGTGATCAATTTCTACCACAGCTACGGAAGTGGCGCACCGGTAGGTGACGAAGATCTATACTTCTTCGCTCTTGATCGGGGAACTACCCCAAAGATTCATCATCTTGAGGATGTTGGCAACGACGATGCTTCGCCTATCAGTTCTGGCGATACGATTGTACTGCATTACTTTGCAGTAGGAACCGCTCTCGAAGCGTAAACACTAGTGACTCTACGCTGTCAAGACTGTGGCATACCGTTGAAGAGGGTCCGACCCCAGGGTAGGGCTCCCAAATACTGTGCGCACTGCCGTAAGAAGCGACAGGATGAGTTTAAGAAAAGGAGTAAATAATGGCTGCTGCAACTTCTGTAACATCGCATGTGACCGCGCTTGGCCCGATTAAGGTTGAGTTCGTTATGTGTACAATGGCTTCAGACGGAGATGATTATGTGAGCAAGCTCGTGGCACCGAAGTTCGCATTTGCGAGTCTCAACGCCACCAGCACTAATAACTGTGTTACGTCGATCAGTGGTAAAACAGTGACCGTCGCAAATGCTACTATCAGTGCGAGTGCTGTGTTCATGATCATCGTTGGACACTAAGAAACACTACAGAAACACTATTCCTGGGAGAGGATAATGAAACTACCTACTACGCTACGCCCTAGTAACTCGACATACAGAGAATGCATACCTGGGAAGGATCTACCTTCTTGGTTCATGGATGATCTGAAGTCTATTGACGAGAAACTGTACCTCGTTTATCACCCGTTCGCTATGATATGGGACGACATGATGAATCAGTACGAGGGCGAGCTACTGGATCCACGTTTCACTATCCACCGGGAGCACGGTGAAGAATGTTGGGGATGGGTTACCACTGATGGTGATGGTGCGCCCATCCCCGAATGTGCTTGGCATGTGTGGCGGCTCTGTGAGCCTCACGGCTGGGCACATGTGGTTAGGGTAGAGTCTAGGCATGATCAGTACCTTGGCCTGATGGTCAAGAGGCTGCACATCCAGAAGACTTTCCGTGAGCGCTATGGGGACATCGCCTGGAACAGGAACACTAGAGATGAGCAAGAAGAAGCCCAGAAGGCGAGGCAGGATGCTCAGCAAGAGGGCTTCGAAGCCGTGCAGGAAGAGAACGCATGGCTGATGAAGAACGCCCGAGACAACATGTCCCGTGGTATTACTGCACCCACCAACCCGATGATTGAGAAGATCGTGAGCTACGCAGGTCAGACGAACAAGAGTCGAACGTCGCGTCCGCTTGACGACTCGGATGTGGGGCTGAAAAGTATTGAAGACCTTTAACTCCTACTAAAGGAGACCTAGTATGGCAGCACAACTTACTGGAACCCTAGCTAACTTCATCGTTAGAGTTCGTAGATACATCGGAGAGGAAACCGCGGAGAAGAGTTACTGGAGCGATGACCTCCTCAAGCAGGTATTCAACGCGCACTACAGGAAGCGGTGCTCCGAACTGGTTATGGCCTTTGAGGGGTACTTCACCGTGGTCGCAACTCGCGATACGGTATCTAACCAAGAGAGATACGCGTGGCCCTCTAACTTTGAACGCCTCCTCAAGATGGAGATGGTTCGGAGCGACGGGTCAACTGTACCCATCCAACGCCAAGAGCGTCACTACCACAGCAAGCCTACGGCAGGGGCTAGTGGAGATACTTACTTTCCTAGCTACCGCTCCATCGGCAGTGGGTTCGTCCTTGAGCCTGCCCCCACGGAGGGTACCGCAGGGCAGCTTAGGATGGAGTACGTATCCACCCCGGTAGAGCTGACGGCTGACAACGACTCACTGCACTCAGACTTCCCCACCATGCTAGACGAACTGCTCGTTCTGGACACGGCGGTGAGTCTGTTTGACCAAGAACAATCACAGGAAGAGGGTAGAGTGAGAAGCCTAATCCGACAACGTGCTGAGTGGGAACTGACCTGGGAGAGGTTCATTGATAACCGCATGATCTCCTCCAACAAGGTGACACCCTTCACGACGCACTACAACGACGCCTGATGGGTGGTCGAGAAGCCATACCGTACCTTGATATCAAGGGATTTCAAGGGCTCTACACCAAGAGCGCTCCTGAACTGCTGGAAGCTCATCAGCTTCAGATTGCCCAGAACTGTGACTACTTCGAAGAGTATGGTTCGGTTTCCAAGATCCGAGGCAGCTCCCGTGTACTCACCGAGACCTACAAAGAAGGTGGTGTCGCTAAGAAGATATCCTGGGTAGGGGCTTACAAGGCACCAGACCTAGACGGTAACATCCTGCGGCACACACTCGTAGCCGCTGGCACCTCCATAGGTAGGATAGAAAACGGGCAGGTTCATAAGCTACTGACAGGGCGGACTGCTAACCTCTTTCATCAAGCAACCATGCAAGACTCCCTCATGTACATCTCCAACTACAACCCTGACCGGGTTGGAGAGGGTGATGCCATGGTCAAGTACGATGGAGCTGTCATAACGCAATGGGGTGTTGATGCCCCTGGCGCTGAGTCTACCATCGTTGACAACTTTGATGACGCCTCATCGTGGTCCGAGAACGCCTGCGTCCTAACCGATCAGACCAACGCCATTGCTGGCGACGTTACGTGGGACGGTGCAGCTGTGCGTGTGGACCATGAGTTCTACACTACCGATACCTTCAGCCTGGAGAAAGAACACCTAGAGTTCTTTCCCCAAGGAGATGACAGAAACAATGAAGACGCGATACGGGATCGCGTATCTTTCTTCGCTTACATCCCACGAGGGGGTCTGACCGCCTCTCTTACTAACCCGACGAATGCCGGGTTCAAGACCAGCGGTCCTGCGCTCTCGGTGTACGTCAGTCCTGACAGCGATACAGTTGAGGACAACAACTGGCAGTACGACTTCTCACAAGGGTGGCTAATCGAAGGATGGAACAAACTCCAACTAGACTTCGCTTCGGGGAAACCGGGTGCAGCACGGACAATCTACACACCGCCAGGACAAGCCACAGGATCCTTTTATCCTCAGAACGATGCAATCAAGCGCACGCGCTTTGAGTTCTATGTGTCTACGGCTCAAACGACTATTACTGGGATCCGGGTGGACCGCTACGAACATTTCGACGAAGGAGCACCAGTCGCTTCACCGTCGGGACAAGGCGATATCACAGGTGTATACAGTTACAAAGTTGTTTATGTTAGTAAGTATGGGCAGCTTAGTAATACTGGTCCTAAAAGTGTTGATGTCACTGCGGCTAGTAACGCCGAGATCGCCCTCACACGAATCCCTGTCTCATCGGATACGCAGGTGGTGGCGCGGAGAATCTACCGAACGGTAGGCAACGGATCGGTATGGCTGTTCCTCGATGAGATCCTCGACAACACCTCTACTACATACACGGATATCATTGCGGATGGTAGCCTCGGTAACGAGACCGCACCGCAGGCAGGTGACTACGCAGACGACAACTCGGTTCCGCCCAAGTGTGGTATCGTCAAGGCGTGGAAGAAGACTATCTTCCTGGCTGGTGACGCACAGAACCCATACACCCTGTACTACTCCGAAGACGACGAGGGCGAGAGCTTCCCGCTCATCAACGCCCTGGAGCTGGACGAGAAGATCACAGGTATCTACGAGTCGTACTCCGGACTGGTCATCGAGACTGAGACCGGCAAGTGGCAGCTCATTGGTAGTAACCCTGACTTCTCCCTGGACAAGATCATCCATGGTGTAGGCTGCGTGGGCCGCAGGGCCTGCGGTACAGCACGCACCGTCGGGTATTCGATAGACCGGGACGGGATGAGGATCTTCGACCTCAGTGATACCAAGAAGGTCAGTGAGCCCATCCGTGACATGTACGATGACGACCTCAACAAGGCCAGCATCGAGCTAATTCACACGGTCCACCTCCGATCTAGGAACAGCATCGTACAGTTCAACCCCGACGCCGCAGGGGACTACACCTCCATCTGGATGTATCAGTACCCCATGGATGAGGTTGGAATAGGGTACTGGTCTACAATCGTCACCCCCGACGCAGCTAACCTCAACTTCCTCGACGCTGAGGAGATCGAGGATGCTGACGGGACGTTCAAGTTGTATGCTGGAGGCGCTGATGGTATGCTGTACCACCTGTTTGACTCCTCTTCCAAGAACTGGGTGGACGCTGCCGGGATAACGTACCCCATCGACACGATAATCCAAACCCCGTATCTAAGAGCAGGGTACCTAGGGGCGGAAGTAGAGCAAGCATCAGGCAGGATCAACCCCCATACGTTAGAGCTACGTATAGGTAACGATGATGCTTGCATCTGGACTGCTACGATAGAGACCGCTAGGGGTATCACGCAGACCCTAGCCACGGACTCCAGCACAATAAGCATGGAGTTCGGTACGAACAATTCACTCATTAGACAAAGGGTGCCGTCGCAAGGTTCTACACCGGCTGAGTACGTCAGGCTGACACTACAGAACGCTGAAGCGGATGTCTATACTAAGGTGTTGGCGATGAGGTTCTTCTATCATGTTCAGCCCGCTTTGTTTGACGAACTCTCTGTCGATAATACGACTTCGTAATGTCCCAGGTAACCAATCCCCATCTGAATTCTCAGGTGCGGCTGAAGAGGTGGCCTCCCGGGCGAGTCGCTCAGCTCAAGCTGTTCCTTGGGCACTTGGAGCAGGCTGTTGGGGTGTCCCTTGCCTCACAGGTGGAACAATCCCCTAAGCGCAAGTTCTCTGAGTTCGTACCGAAGATCGTCCCTCAAGACGTATCGGTTGCTGTGTCCTACCGTGAGGTGAGGCTCACTTTCATACCGCCTAAGGGTTTGAG